TCAGCAAGCGACAGATTTGCCTGTGCAGCCTTCAGGGCAGCGCTGGTCTGTGTGTCGAGTGCTTGGGCGGCAGAATACGCTGCTGCGGCACTCTGGCTTTGTGCGCGAAGCTGCTTGATTTCCGCAGCCGTGGCACTGCCCGATGCCTGAGCGATCTTCAGTGCGGACGAGGCTGCTTGTGCGTTACCTCGTGCGATTGCAGCAGAGGCAGAGGTTTGCGTTTGTGCCAATTTCTTGGACGCAACCTCTGCCGCCGCCGCTTCGACCGACAACTTATCCAGAATCTTGACAGCCGTTTCAAGGCTACGACCGTCAAATTCTGCACCAAGCCTTGCAATGTCGGTCATTTCTTGGAACTTTCTCTTTGTCGGCGTTCTTCAATTTCAGTGTTCATTGCAGAGCAAAAAGCACTGTCCATTTTTCTCAACAGCGCAAACTCAACTCCGGTAAAATCTGCTTCCGTGAGTTGCTTCCAAGCGAGCCATTCGGACGGTGGGGTCGGTCGGCAAACACCGTCCGAAACCTTACCAACTGACGCCGCAACATCGAAAAACACTTGCCAGAGTTTGATGAACTCGTCTGGTATCGTGATTTCAGGTGCTTCAAGCGGCGCTCCGTCCTTGTCAGTCACACCGTCAAGAGCAAGTCGTTCGTATTTCTCTCGTCTCGTCTCACCAGACTCATCGAAGTAATCGTAACGAACATAGTTCTTGACGGCCTGAATTAACTCGCTTTGACCTCGGTAAAAAAACTTTCGAGTTCACTGAATTGCTCGTCGATCTGGTTGACGAGCCACGGCAGTTCCTCGAACATCTCAAACGCATTTTTCTGGTTCAGTTCGGGCTTTTCACCCTTGAACTTTGCGTCACCTTCCCAGCGCCAGCCCGTGATCGCCGTGAACAGGACCATATGGCGGTTCCGAATCAGTTCCTCAGTCTTGAGGTACTTACCCTTCGATTCGATCTGAGCGCGCTTATCACCGATCTGCTTTTTGAGACGAAGCATCCGGTCATCGTCTGGCGACATAAGGCTAATGAAAATACCAAGCGGCTCTTTGGTGGCCGGGTGGATGATTTCAATTTCCTTTTCGACATATTTAATGTCGCTAATGTCCATGTTAAAAGTTCCCTTCTATTAACGTATCAGGCGGCTGCGTCCACGATGATCTGCTGCTGTTGCAGAGCCAGAGTATAGACTTCGGTGATGAAATCTTCATTGCGACCGAACGGAATGCGCGGACCTGCGACCATGCCACGGTTGAAGATCGTGGTCGGGGTGCCGCCGCTGGGGGCGTCATTCAGTTCGATCTTGAACGCATAGTTGTTCTTGTTGAAGTGGTCGCCAGCGGTACGCAGGATCACCTGACCAGCATCGGCAGGGATGCGAGCCAGTTCAACTTCAGGATCACCCGCGTTGGACGTACCCTTGGCCTTCTGTACGAACTCGGTGTCCCAAGTATCATAAGAGACAACATTGGTGTTGGTGCCGGTTTCACCGTGAGAACCAACACCCTTGATCTGCACATACGTCAGCGCTTCAAAAGCAGCTTTGTTAAGATCAGAGTTCTGAGCAGTGGAGCAAATATAAAGTTTTGCACCGGAAAGAGTATCAGCCATTTCACATACCTCTTAGGTTAGCGTCACGGCTTTATAGCAGTTTTACCGCCTAAATCAAGTCTCGAATAGCGAATACTCGACCGAAAGCGGGTAGAGTATTTCCAACCCTGCTTCTATCGGTGACATTGATTTTGGTTTATTCAATACAGTGAGCAAACCACTAATCTTGCTGGATTTAGTAAACGAGTTGCCAATCGCACCAATGTAATCAAGCGGTGTATATGATCCACTGCCGTTGTTCGGCCAGTGCAGGATAATTCGCATCACTCCGCGATGATATTCCTCATCACCCCAAGTCGCATCCGAACGGTTGTTCGGAATGAACACCAGTTCGATCCACTTCTGGTTGTCGGGCGGGTTGAAAGGAACACCAAGAAACTTAATCGGCAGAGTCGGAATTGTCGATGCTGCTACTGCTGCAATGACTTTCTGCTGAAGCGCTTGGATGATTTGTTTCTCAATGCTCATTTGCTGCCTCGCTTCAGCTTCTCAGCGTTCCGCTTTACCGTATCCTGCCAGTTTTGAACAGCACCGATCAGGAAGCCGTCATAGGCTTCCCGCACCTGTGCGTACTCTGCCGTCCACCCAAACGAGAGAACCATGCCAATATCAAATTGTGACAGGGCTAGGTTTACGCTCGGTTCGGACGAGTAGATTTCGGCAGATGGGTAGCTGTTCGGCTCTTTGCGTTCACCGCGCGTCTCACCATATGGCATTCCGGTCAGGCTTGCCTTGCCAGACGCTCGTAGGAAACCCGTGTCAACCGGCATCCGACCACCCTTGGCACGAGCGGTCTGCGCATCGTCAATGGTGTCTTGAATGCTCTGGCGCATCACCCTGCCAAGTCGATCCTTGCACTCATTGACCCAGCTATCAACCTGACCAGCGAAACCGTAGTTCCGACTTGCCAGAATGTTCTGGTATTTCTTGCGGGACGGGTCATTGACTGGTGCAGGTGGTCCGAACATCTCAGACCCCCAGCCAATTGATGTTGGTTCGGGCGATGCAGCGGCAAGCGATCACTTCCGACCCATCCGCGCCAAGCGATGAGTCGCCGGGGTGCATCAGGCGCGCACCAGACGGTGCGACAAACGGTTCGTCCATTCCTCGCACCTGACCATCCATAGCCGCGTGTGAGGGGCGCACACGGCGATCCCCGGCACTATCCCAAACCCGCGTCACATCGCTTTCCTTGACCCGCCCTGTCGCCACAACCTGCTTGACAGACTGCCACTCAGCGACGTTGAACGACTGGATGGACTCAGTGCGGGCGATCTGTTCACCACGGTAGCGCAATGCGTTCTGCCGATAGCGCAGCACCAGTTTGTCCACCACATCGCGTGGCAGGGGTTTGCCGGTCTGGATCGCCTTCTGCACGGTTCGGTCAAACCGCTTGTCGCGCAACTCATAGCTAAAATAGCGGTCACTGCGCTGTTCCAGAGCGTTGCGCAGCCTGTCAGACCATGTGGCTTGCTGCACCGTCAAACCGATCAGACCACCCACCCGTTGCCCGCTGGCGCGATCCAGACGACCGACAATGTTCAGCGCCGTGGTGCGAGGGTTGACACCTGCCACCATGCCGCGCTGCAAGGCATCTCGGACGTTGGTGCGGGCTTCCTCGGTCAGCCGGGTGACAAACCCGCTGGAATGGTCCTTGAGCCACCGCTCCGCTTCCGGGTTGCGCACATCAAACCGAAAGATAGGGTAGCCGTTGATACGCGGGTAGCCGTCTGACACCCACGCACCAGCCCGCTCAAAGGCAGACTCGATAGCTGCCGTGAGTGGTCGGAGTGCTGCGGCGTTCAATCCGAGAATTTCAAAGGTGCGCTGTGCATCGCCTGTTTCAATGGCGGCGATCAATTCATTCAGGACGACTTGATCGACTACTTGTGCCATTGCCGTGACAAATGCACCGCGCACTTCCTCGCTCATGGCTCGCAGCAATTGTTCAAACGTGATGCGAGCCATTGCGGTGTTACCCTTTCAGGATGCGGTATGCTTCGATCACACCGAGTGCCTGTGTGATCGCGTCATCAAGAGCGTTGTGGTATGTTCCGACTCGTTCGACTTCCGGCCAGTCGGCAAGTTCCATGATCGTGCGGAAATCACGCGGTGCGCGATAATGCCAAGGGTGTGGCAGGTTGCAAGCCTTGTAACAGGCTTTCAGGATTACCTCATCAAAATGCGGACCATTACACCAGAGTGTGACCTCAGCCGTGTCGTGCGCCAGCGAGCGATACCAAGCTGAGAAATCTCGCAGACCTTCATGGAGGTCAACCAGGTCGGTGAACGCACCACGCGCTTCCTCGGGCTGCGATTCCCACCATTCGACGGTCTTTGGGTCGCGGGTCAAGCCTCGGATTTCACCACCGTCAACTGCTTGGTAAAATGACCGCTCGTATCCAACATGGCCGCTGACAGGATCGAAAACCACTGCACCAATGCTGCGAATGTCACAGCCCGGTTCGGTTCCCCACGTTTCAAGATCAAGCATTACGTGCAGCATTTTCATCACCTTCTGAAGATCACACGATATGCCACTGCGTCACCAGCGGGCGGGATCGCACTGACACTTACAATCTTGTGCCGCACACCGTCAAGTTTGATGAAACCGTTGATGGTCGGAACCACACCATCAGCCGTCATGGTCAACTGCTGGTCGCTACCGATGATGTTGGTGCCGTCCACATATTTGAACTGCACACCCCGGACCACTGCGGGCAATTCCGTCTCAACCTCGGTCGGTTCGCCGGGGTTGTCCACCGTGCCGCCGCTGTGCGTCAATGCAACATAATACACGCGCCCCTGCTTGAATTGGTTAATCACATCAGATGCAACAGCGCGCATTTCTTCGTAAAAACTTGCCATCGTGAAAAAATCCTATTGACCATGCGTTGAAACGTGTTTAGCAGCGTTCTGGTCATTAAGACAAGAAGGAAAACAAACATGGCTACCAAGGCTGTTACCCCGGTTGTTGTTGCAACCGCTACCAAGACTCGCATTGCCCCGGAAGTGACCCCGGTTACGACCAGTCTGCCGATTCCCGAAAAGAAGCGCGGCGGTTTCCGCAGTCAGTACGATTTCACGATCCTGACCGAAGTTGGTGCATCGTTCGGTATCAAGAACAAGACTGCCAAGCAGATCAACCCGATTGTGTCGAAGGAAAATCGTCGGCACAAGAACGCCGACAAGACGTACAAGATCAAGTACGAAGTGTTTGACGTTGACGCGAAGTCCGACCCGGACGGTGCGCAGTGCCGCGTCTATCGCACGATCTGATGAAATGATGAGGGGGTGGCCGATGGCTACCCCCTTACCGAATGCCCAACCAGATTAGACCCATATGAACGGGTCAAGATAGGTTGAAGGATTTGGTCAATCACGTTGTACTGAGTCTGCGCTTCTCGCGCATTGTCGAACTCATTGTATTCGACGCTGACAGCACCGTCAACGCTGACCCGCTTGTACTTTGACGGCGTGTAATCGACCGACAATGAACCAGCCAGAGTGATTTCCCGGTGTGCAGCCTCGTAGGTTGCGTATTCGATTTCCACCGGGACGACTTCACTGCTGATCGCATAGCCGTAGTAATCCACAGCACCCGTGCGGGGCCATTCGCGCACCTGTTCGCGCTGCCCGACCTTCAGACCGGGAAATGCGCTGCGATACTTCGCATCCAGCCATTCGGACGCCACCAGCAAGGCGGCAAGTACCGTCACTTCATCGTACGGTCCGTGGTCGTGATTGCGGGCTTCGCAGTATGCGTCATAGCCTGCATGGGTGCCGTAGAAATCAGGCATTGGCGATCACCTTCTGAGCGGCGGCAATTGCGTCCGTATCGCTCTTATACCCGTCAGCGTCGATCCCGTCCAGATCGACCGGCTTTCCGTCTGCCAGATCGACCACGAAGAACTTCCGACCGATCTTGCTCACACCGAGCGAAGGCGTCACAGCGGCCTCTGCGGGTGCGGCAGGCTCCGGTGCGGCAGGCTCCGGTGCGGCAGGCTCCGGTGCGGCAGGCTCCGGTGCGGCACCATCCACAATCGTGTGGATCGCAGGGTCGTAGTCGCGCTGGTTGATCCGGCACACCACGCCGTCATCACGCTTGACGGTATAAACCGGAAGCGTCTGAGTAATATCCATTGTTCGTTTCCTTCTAATGCAAAATGACCGGGCAGTTTCCCGCCCGGTCACGTTGTCACATTCCTGCGATCAGATCAACCGAGCAGCAGAGCGATGTGTTCCGGCTTGATACCGCCGACACCCCAAGCAGCGGTGACTTCCGCGCGAATCTTACGGTAGCCAGCATACAGGCGAACCTCAAAGGTCATGCCCGAACGAGGGTCCGTAATCATCATGCTGTCAATCGCCGCGTCACCTTCCTGCGGCAGAGCCGGGGCGCGGGTGACGAGGTGCAGGGCCGACCGGACGAACGCCACGTTGCCGCTGTAGCTTTCCACCGAGATGGCGGTTTCAGCAGCAGGGATCGCAACGCGCAGACCCGGAGCAGCGATCTTGACAGTCGCACCAGCAACAGCAGCCACATTTTCAGTGACCACGTACTTGTTGCTGTCACCAGCGAACGAAATCACATCGCCCGCCTTCAGCGTACCAGTGCCAGTTGCAGCCTTCAGCGCAATGCTGGTCGCACCAACCGCAAAACCTGCGTTGGTGGTCACGGCATTGGCTTCGGTACCGGCAGTGTGCCGCACGACCTGAGCGGATTCCTTGATTGAGAACCCGTGAATGTCGAGCAATTCACCCTGACGCAGAGTCATCTGCGTACCGGCTTCGTTGACCTTGGTAAGCTGCGACTTCTTGCGCAGATTTGCACCAGCAGTCGTGCTGATGACCAGCGAGCGTTCAGCACCCGGTGCGCCGTTGTCGTCCAGAATCTTCCGAACGTCAGCGATTTCGTCGAAGTTCGACCCGAACGGAGGCGTACCACCCGTACCGGTTGCGCGCGATGCGGACAGGGCGGCTTCAACCGCAAGGTCCGATTCCATCTCGTTCACCAGAACGCGAAGTCCCTGAGCAAAGTTGTTCGCCTGCACCGAGACATAGCCAAGCCCCGAAGCAATCGAACGCTGTTCTTCACCAGTCCAGCCAAACGCGACACCGCGCGACTTGGTGATCGACAGCGAGCCGCTGCCGGTCGTGAAGTCGTGCGGTTCAGGAATGTCCATCGCCGGGGTCACGTCGAACGCGGTCGGGGTCGGGGCAATGTCATAAATGACCGACTGACCAACAGCAGCACGTTCTGCACCGGAGTTGCGGAAAACCGAAGGAATGAAACCAACCAGTTCGCGCGACACAACGTCCATACCTTCGTAAAGGTCGGGGATGATAGCGGTCAGGTTGTTATCGTAAGCCTGCATATGACCGATCATGGGACCGGTGCGCGCAAGCAGCATAGTTGCCAGCTTGGACATGATGTTACCTCTGAATGTCGTTGAGATGGGTCATCCAACCCGCGCGCTTTTCAGTCATCCAACCTAATCAGCCATGTAACAAAGCGCTAACACATAAAAGTTGGGCTGTCAACGCGGAAGGGAACACGTTGACAGCCCTGACCGGCATTGCGCAATACCGATCAATCTACGATCTGAACTTCCCCCGCCTTTGCCTTTGCGGCAACTGCTGCCTGTTCACCCGGTGCCATACCGGCGAAGTCACCGCGCTTAACAAAGCGCACATCTCCGCCGCGTTCACCGCCCTTGCCGTCGCTCCCCGAACCGCCCTTGCTCGGAGCCTTCAAGATCGCATCCTTGTGTGCGTAACCTTCGACCAGAATGCTAACCGCTTCGTCGAAGTCAGCAACCTCACCAATCCGCGCCTTGCTGTAAATCGGCTTGCCGTCCGCACCAATAGCCGTGACCTTGCCATCCTCAACCTTGAAGTTGCGGGCGAAGGTGGCTTGGAACATCTCAGCCGGGACAGCGATCTTTTCCTGCACGAACTTGCTGGAACCGAACGCATTGGCAAGCAGCGTATCGTTCAGGCGTGACAGAGTGCTGTTGAGCGCGCTGTCCTTTTCAGCCAGTAGCGTTTCATACTGCGACTTGACCTCATTGCGGACCTGATCGACCTGACCAGCATCCACAAGCGCCTTCTGGTCCAGTTTGCTGACCGTATCAAGAGCCGACCGGGCCGCAGCAGGGTCAAGCCCCTCAAACGCCTTCAGCGCCGTCTCAGCCTTCTCAGCGCGCTCACGGTGCGCCTTTGCCTCACCGTTCAGGCGGCTGATGGTGTCAATGGCAATCGTACCTTCCTGACCATTGGCGTCCACCCACACCGGGTTGCCGTTCTGGACGACTACGTTGCCCGCGTCATCCAGTTTCCAACCTGCCTTGTTGCCGTCAAAGGCAACGCGGATCGCACTGAAAAGCAGTGCGGTTTTATACGTCTGTCGAATCATTTGTTTCTTCACCTTCTGCGGTATCCGGTCCATCACCGGGGGTTTCACCAAGCAGGCGTTCCACTTCGCGCTCTGCCGTGAACTGCGGGCTGAACAGCCCTCGACGCTTGCATTCTTCCCAATACGTCTCTTGCGAAATATCACCAGAGTCGCGGGCGGCGCGCAATGCGTCATAATCCTTGCCATCCACAAAGTCGTCAAATTCGGTGTACACCGAAACTTCCGCTTCGTAGTCAATATCCATCCACTTTGCGGTGAGCCGCATCGCGTTCTCAAGCGCGTCGGATAGGGCGACTGCCCATGCCTTGACAGCCGACTTACTCTTGCCAGCGGCAAATGCCGTGGTCACAGTGGTCAGGTTGCTGCTGCTGGCCGTGAGCGGCTGACGGCCCAACTCGCGCAAATTCAGCACGACCGACTCGATGTACTTCTGCAAGAACATAAGCGAGTTGCTGTTCGGCTCGATATAGCGCCAGCTACCGCTCGTGCCGTCATTGTTCGGCGGTGCGTATAGTACCATGCTGGGGCCGCGCGGGATTGGCTTGATCGCGCCCGACTCATCCTTCTCAGGCTTGACACCGTTGCCGGTCAGCGTCGGATAGGCGGTCAGCGTGGTCGTGTAATTCAACCCGCTTTCCTGCTGATACAGATGCTCTTGCAGCGATGCAGCAGCCTTGAGCGGTGGATCGAACTTGAAGGTTGAACCGTCGCGCCGTCCGGTGAAAAACGGCACGAGTGGAATCTCGTCCATGCCCATCAGCGTTCCGGTCTGTTCAACCACGAAATAGGTCTTGCGGTTGTCGTCCCATTGGTCGGTCTTGACGTACAGCGTCCAACTGACCGTACCGCTGTCATCACGCACCATCTCGCGCACATGGTCGGGCTTGCCCGGTTCCAGAATACGCACGAACGTCAACAGGCGGCGACCATTGATGAACCGACTGGTAGCGCGCAGCACGTTGCGAGCCAGCACGCGCGACCAGAACGGTCTGATACCGCTCGCGCGGTACTCGGCCATGTTGGTCACACCTTCCGGTGCGGGCGGGTGGTCAACAAAAATCCAGTCTGCACCAGACTTGACCGCACCGTAGAACACGGACGAGGCGAACACACTCAGGTTGTTGCCGTCACCATCGACATTCTCGGCAAATTCGGTCAGCGCATCGGGAATGTCATCCCCGACCAGACTGGTTTCCTTCTCAAACGGCTTGTTTGCCAGCGTCTCGACAATATCCGCGAAGATGTTGGTCATCACAGTCGTGCAGCGCAGCCGGAAGTCGTACTCAGCCTTGCTCTCGGCGGGGAAGCGCGGGAGATATTTCTCACCCGCTGCCCGCATCGCATCAATGCCGTCAACCAGCGTGTCCGACAAATCCCAATAGGGGACCATCGCCGCAATGTCGGCTGTCCGCTCTAGCATTGTGTCGCGCTGGATCACTGATACCGCCCTATCTCAACTGTTCCGGCGTCGTCCGGTGCGGGGAACATACACTGCACGACAGCATCTGCCAAGTTCGGAGATTTCGTGCCGCTCGGTTTCTTCTGGACGACCATCTGCAATGTGCTGCTGTCCGCTCTTGTCGGTTGTGCCAATTCCTTGATTAGCTGCTGCAACAAAGGCATTGTAGAGTCAAGTGAAATCAACTCATCAGCAGGGTAAACAATTCCATCTTTGATCGCTCGGAAAGTCTTGTAGAACTTCGTGCGCAATGACCACCATGCCTGCGCTTTGAAGTTGTAGAACATTTCACGGTTTGTCGGTGACAATTCATCATCTGGAATGATGCGGTCATATCCGTTGATGACCTTTGCACCAGCGTTCCACGGGATGAACTCGATCTGTCGCTTGTCGATGTTACCTTCGTCAACCAGTCGGTTATACTCGGCTTTGACAGCCGCACCAACACCCACACAGTCGTATTGGACCTTCAGGGGGCGGTGGTCACGGCAAGCAGCAATGGCACGGCGGGTGGATACGCCGGGGTCACGCTCGCCCCATTCCTCGACGGAGCGGACGATGATCCATTGGCGCAGTGCCAGTGCGTTGCGGTCGTTACCCTCGTCAGCAACGTCCAGACCGGCCATCCACTTGTTGATAGGCGGCTCTGCTGCGAGATACGGAATTTTGATATGAGCATCGACGGCAGCAACGATCCACTCTTGAGCGATGATCGTATTGCTGACCGCTGCGCTGTAGTTGCGGTCAACCTCCTGCGCAAATACGTGCTGCATCCCTTCCCGCTCGGCCTTTTCCTTGCGGTCGTCATACCACTGCTGGGTTTTGGCGGGATGGTCGGACCAGTCGAACACGAACACCCGCGTCCGCTTTGCAGGCAAGTCAGCGTTTGGAAACCAATCAACCCCTTGCTCCCGCCGACGATGGAACACATTACCCAAACCATTAACGCTGGAAATGTCAATTTGGACGTTGGTGTTGTCGCCTAGTGCCGCTTCAATCTTTTCAGGTCGCTCGTACCACGCGGCTTCATCCTTAAAGTAGATGCTGCTTCTACCACCGCGACCAATGTTGTCACCAGCTTCACCGCTAATGCTGGCACCTGTTTCAGGGTTGATAATCTTCATATATGTCGCGTGCATTCGCGGATTGAAACCAGCCGGTAGAAACTCAGGCGGCAAGCGGTTAATCACAAGTCGCATCTTCTCGAAAATACTGTCGGCATCACCGAGTTTGTCAACCAGATCAGACTTGCGACTGCCCCAGCCGATAGCGTCATTCGGAATGAATAACCAAGACCACACGCTGTATGCGCAGCACACCCATGTTGCACCAGCATCGCGGCATTTTTCGATCAGACCACTCTCGCTGTCATTGCGACACTCATGCAGGAACCGGACCAACTCCTCTTGCCGCTTGAAGAACGTGAACGGAATCCACTTATTGTCAGTGCGGCGCGGATCGAACGTATCGACCCAATGCTGTATCCACTCAGCAGGTCGGGTGCTGTAGTAAGCCTTGGCACCGGCCACTAGCGCCGGGTCTTTGCGCAGTGCGGCAAGCTGCCGCATCCGCCAAGCGAAGATGCCGGTGTAGTTCGGAGGCCACTCATGATGTTCCAAAGCGCGCGGTTGGACGGGCGTGACTGGCGGGGCCGCTACCTCCGTAGCAAACAGGTCAATCATGTTGCTGTGGGCCTTGCGGGTGTCGGTGTGCGATCATGTTGCTGTGGGCCTTGCGGGTGTCGGTGTGCGCTCATGCCGGTGCATCACTCGCTGTCACTGCTGACAGCCCGCCCCTTTGCGTACTCGGCAGCAGCAATGAGCCGCCACCGATCTTCAAACCCGGCAGATGTGAAATAGTACCCATCCTTGCGGTGATTGCCCGCAATGAGCCACTCTGTCACATCACCGCGCTCAACCTCATCGGCCAAGTCTCGTAGCACCTGTGCATCAGCTTTGCGGCTCTCAGCGCGCGGGTCGGGTAGTGCGGTTATCTTGGTCACTCTGACAGCATCCTTGCATATGCCTCGGCAGCGTCCTGTGTGGTGGCGCTGCTGTCAATGACCACAGCGCTCATCTCGGAGCGAACGAGCGTGTTGTCCGGTTCCAGCAGACCCACCATCTTGGCGAGTGTGTCGAGTGCACCTTTCTTGTCGTACAGTTCAAACTCTAGTCGTTCCGATCCGGTTGCATTCCGCTCGAATTTAAGTTTTTTCACTGCTGACAACTGGTCGGGTGTACACCGAGTCAAATCGTACACCGGATTGCCCCATTCATCGAGTTGCATATAGTCGTTCAAATTGCTGAACGCCATGTTGATGTACTCTTTGATGATCCGGGACGGGCTTAGTTCCCGGTCGGCGGCGATCTTGGTCAGCCGTTCGGTGATCGCTGCTGCAACCATCGGACGGGACAGCAACTGGTTTTCGTCGGTTATCTCGACCGATTTTCCGATAAAGTCGGAAATGCGACGACTGGTCCGTTCACTCTCCCTTTCGAGCGCGGACACGTAGTCATCTACGAACGATTTTTCCACCGCCGACAATTGCCGATACGCGGAGACAAATTGAATAGCCATCAGGTTTTACAGTCCTGTGCGTGTGCGTGTGTATCGGTTATCAGGTGTGCGTGTGTATCGGTCATTGCTGTATTATCCGCTCTGGACGTGGGTGGTGTCAAGCGGGGTGTGAGTCTGGTGAATACTTACCACTGTGTCAGTTTATTAAATTGGGAAAAATATATCGGGGTGCGAGGGGGTTTTGGTGTGTGGAAAGATGGGGGTGGTCACAGGCTTCTCATCATCTGCTCCAACCTCTCAATTTGCCTGCCGCACTCACTGATCTGCTTGGTCAACAGGTCAAATTTTGACCGAAGTTCAACCATTCTGGCTTTCTGCATTCGCATTTCATTATTGTATTTCACAGTGAGTAATTTACGCCCGTTGTCGGCAAGACCAAGGTTGATAAACTCACCATGCAATTCAGCAGCTTTAAATGCGTACACCGCAAACGCTTCTTCCTCGGTGTTAAAAACACCTAATTCAATGCGTTTCCCTCTGTGTTTAATTCTTGCGCGCCATTTGTTTTTATAGCGTCCTACACCTTTGTATTTGGACGTTGATGTTTTGCATTTGTTTTTCGGTGTGTTGGCTGCGTTCAGATAATCGTCGCATTCTCTCAGATTTTCAATCCGATTATCCTGCTTGTCCCTGTTGATGTGGTCAATGTGTTTTGTCGGCCAAACACCGTAGTGCATGAACCATGCAAGTCGATGTTCTCGAAACCGCTTGCCGCTCGTTACGGTCACGCACCTATAACCTTCTTTGTCCACATTGCCTGCTCGCTTTTCAAATCCCTTGAACTTTCGATAGATGATACCTGTGGTATGATCGTACCGAAACTTGGTTCTGATGTATTCTTCATATTCCATGATATGTTCCATTTGGTCAGTTTTTATCGTCTGGAAAATATATAACATTTTTGCAGGGGTGGGTCAATTCTGAATCGACCCCACCAGCCCGCTATTTTTGGTGGGGGAGGGGGGATAGGCCAGCATGATCGAAGGCGAGCCAGAGCTGCCCGGATAGGCCAGCATGATCGAAGGCGAGCCAGAGCTGCCCGGATAGGCCAGCATGATCGAAGGCGAGCCAGAGCTGCC